TAATCCACAAAAAAAGATTAGCAACCGTAAAGTTTCCGAAAAATCATATTGCGCCTAAAACAAATAGGTGATCTACCTGATTTGCCCGATTGCGGGTCGCCACAAACAGGAACCAAACGATGAAAAGCCTAGAAACTCTTGCTGCTGACTGGATTGAGGCCAAGCGCCTTGAACGTCAGGCCAACGTCCAGCGCCTCGCCATTGAGGAAGAAATGCTGGAGCAGATCAAGCCCAACAAGGAAGGTCGCACGACGACGCACCTTGATACCGGCTTCAAGATTGTCAGCACTGCCAAGACGACGTTCAAGGCCGACGTTGAGGCTCTGAACGACCTTACCCACGACTGGGATCAGGCTCTCGTGCCGATCAAGATTAAGTTCGAGTTGGACGATACCAAGCTGAAGGCAATTCGGGACGAGTACCCGAAGCTGTGGCTTGAGATTGCCCCGGTGATCGACTCCAAGCCCGCCAAGACGCACATTACGGTGGAGCTGTAGGATGGACCTTAAATCAATCCGCGTAAACGATACCATCTCTGCCCCGCGCATTGAGTTGTACGGCGTGGAGGGCATCGGCAAGACCACGTTTGCAGCCGGTGCGCCTAACCCGATCTTCATTCTCACCGAGGACGGGCTGGGCTCCTTGCCAGTACAGCACTTCCCCATCGCGACCAGCACAGACGATGTGATGAGCGCCATCGCCACGCTGTATCAGGAAGACCACAGCTTCGGCACGGTGGTGATCGACAGCCTTGATTGGCTGGAGGCCATCATTCAAGGCGAGATTGATACCAAGCATGACGCCAAAGACCTTGCTTACGGCAAGGGGGCGCTCATCGCTGCGGAGAAGTGGCGCGTCATACTGGAGGGCCTGAACGCCCTGCGGCTTGAGCGCGGCATGGTGGTGATCCTTATTGCTCACACCACTATCAAGCGGTTCGATAGCCCGGAGGTTGAACCCTTCGACCGCTACCAGCCGAAACTACAGGAGCGTTCCAATGCTCTCGTGCGCGAATGGTGCGATGCCGTGCTGTTTGCGAACTACAAGACCATCGTCAAGCACGATGACGTTGGCTTCAACAAAACCACCAATCGGGGCATCTCGACGGGCGAACGTCTGCTCTATTGCAACGAGCGTCCGGCCTACATGGCGAAAAACCGCTATCAACTGCCCGACAGCATCCCGCTGTCATGGGAAGCCTTCGAAAACGCAATCAGCAACAAGGATTAAACCAATGCCCACATTTGATTTTGATGTCAGCAGCTACGTTGACGACCGACCGACCTTCGAGCCTCTGGCCCCCGGCGAGTACACCGCGATGGTGTCCGCCTCAGACCTCAAGGACACGAAGGCTGGAAACGGCCAGTACATCGAACTGGTGATCGACATTATCGACGGGCCTAGCGCCGGTCGCAAGATTTGGGAACGGCTGAACATCGTCAACCCGAACAAGCAAGCCGAAGACATCAGCCGCGCCGCCCTGAATAGGCTGCTGGTGGCCTGCGGTAAACCCGACGCCAAGGACACCGAAAGCATCCACGATGTGCCGTTCAAGCTCATTCTGGACATCGACCGGAAAGACCCGACGCGCAACAAGGTAATCACTTACAAGCCCGCTCAATCCCAGAGCGCGCCGCGCATGGTTACGAACTTCGCCGCCCCGGCTTCAGCCACGAAGAAGGCTTGGGAAAAGTAGTCATGCCACAAGTGCCCGATCCGATTCACACCACGAAAAGCAGGATATTCGACTGGTACTCTGCCCAGTCGGACGACCACCGCGAACACATGGGCGCGAGTTTGATCGGGCACCACTGTGACCGCTATGTCTGGCTGAACTTCCACTGGGCGGTGCAGCCGCACTTTGCCGGTCGCATCAAGCGCCTGTTTGGCACCGGCAAGCGTGAGGAGTCCCGTGTCTATGAGGAACTGCGTGCTATAGGCGTGGACCTACATACCGACGATGACGGCAAGCAGATTGAGTGCCGCGACGAGTCAGGCCACTTCGGCGGTTCCGTCGATGGCATAGGCCAAGGCTTTCCTGAAGCGCCTAAGTCGTGGGCGGTGCTGGAAGTCAAAACGATGAGCGACAAGGCTTTTGGAGAGCTTATCAAGACTGGCGTTTACGAAGTTAAGCCACAGCATTACGCCCAGATGCAAAGCTATATGGGCCTGCTCAAGATCGACCGCGCCTTGTATTTTGCAGTCAACAAAAACACCGACGAGCTGCACACCGAATGGGTTCACTTCGATCCCAAGGAGTACGCCAAGATTGTCGAGCGCAAAGATCGGCTGATTGCCGCCAAAACGCCTCCGATTAAATTGAGCGAAGACCCGACCTACTGGCAGTGCAAGATGTGCGATATGTACAAGTTCTGCCACCACGGAGCTGCGCCAGAAACCAATTGCCGCACTTGCGTGTCAGCCATGCCCTATGCCGGTGGCCTGTGGCGTTGCTCGCATCATGGCCGCTCGTTGACTGGGAACGAGCAGCGTGTTGGATGCAGTTTGCATACGCCCCTGCTTGTGGCCCCGCCAGAGCTTGCTGAGGCCCCTTCGCCGGTCAAGATGATGGCGAGGAGCCGCTACGTTAAAGCGCCTGTCAGCAAGGCTCCTAAAGAGCCGTACACTGGGCCGGTGCCGTTTGATGACGAAATCCCTTTTGATTAGGTGGAAGCTGTCCACCTTAAAAACACACAAAGGAACAACCAATGACCGGCAGAATGTCCCGCAACAAAGGCGCTCGCGGCGAGAACGAGCTTGCCGCCCTCCTGACAGACGAGTTGGGAACGGTCGTCAAGCGCAAGCTGGGTCAGGCGCGTAACGGTGAGGATGACATTGAGGTTGGCAAGTTCCGTATCGAGGTCAAGCGCCGCGAAACGCTGGCCGTGATGCAGTGGGTCAGGCAGATTGAAGCCTGTACGCCCGCAAGCCAAGTGCCACTGGTAGTGTTTAGGCAGAACGGTCAGGAGTGGCGCGTTGTGCTGCGCCTGAAGGACTTCATTCCAATGATGCGAGAGGAACTGTGTGATGGAAGTTAAGATTGATACCTACAAGCCGCCGCGCGGGTCAGCCGTGCATGGCTATTCGATTTACGACGACGACAAAAAGTTGCTTGCGTCTGGCAGCGGCTTCGTGACGCAAGCCTATCTGGATCAGGCCATCGCTATGCGTCTGCGGGCGCTGAAGGGGCTGCGGCCCCTGCGCCCCGGTTCCAAGGAGGCGTCACCGCACTCGATGGCCCTCATTGAAAGGTGGAATGATGAGATTTATGGTAGGGTAAGCAAATGAACATCCGTGACGCACTCCTGCCTTGGCTGACCATCAGCAAGCTGCGAGACGAACTGTCGGGCCTTCATGCTACGGCCCAGTATCTGCAATCGCTGCTCGACGAGGCCCGCGCCCAGATCGCAAAGATGGACGGCGACGGTGATGGCCGTATTGGCGGCAGCAAGAAGCGGGTGAAGTCATGACCGAAGCAGACCAAGCCCTCTCCGACGCCACCCGCATCGAGGACCCCGCGAAATGACGCCACTGAGTGATGTAACGCTAGACGAAATGGCTGACCGCCTTCTGATAAGTTTTTCTGGTGGAGAAACCAGCGCGTATATGACGCGGTGGATTATGCAAAATTGGCGTGAGAGGTACGATGACATCCTTGTTGTGTTCGCCAACACAGGTCAGGAGAACGAGCAAACGCTGGAGTTTGTTCACGCCTGCGATGTGGCGTTTGGGTTTGGCACCCGCTGGATAGAGGCGGTGCAATACCCCGGAGAGCGTAAATCTTCCGGCTTCAAGATTGTGAACTTCGACACGGCCAATCGGGAGGGGGCGCCTTTTGAAGCGTCCATTAAAAAATACGGCATCCCAAACCAAAAGTTCAAGGACTGCACACGAGGGCTAAAGCAAAAGCCAATCGAAGCCTTCGCGCGGTCCTATGGTTGGGAAAACGGCTCCTACGATCTGGCGATAGGCATACGCGCCGACGAAATAGACCGGGTGTCGGTCAGGGCCTCTGAGCGCCGCATCGTTTACCCTTTGGCGTTTGAACACCCGATGACCAAACCAAAAATAAATAGCTGGTGGGCTGACCAGACGTTCCGTTTGGAGTTGAAAGGGTATCAAGGCAACTGCAAATGGTGCTGGAAAAAATCGCTCCGCAAACACCTCACAATCATAGCGGAAAACCCAGCGGCCTATGACTTTCCTCGCCGTATGGAGGAAAGATATGGTCTTGTAGGACCTGAGTTTTTGAGAGACCCGCCCTTACCGGCGGGCTATAAGCGCACATTTTTTAGGGGCAACAAATCGGTTGAGGATTTATTTGCCGAATACGAAACCAAAAAAGGCACGTTTGTTCCCGCTCACGACGACGCAATCGTTTTCGATGCCGACCTAGATATGGGTGCCGGGTGCGAGGAAAGCTGCGAAGTTTTTGGGGAAGACGACCAATGACCTCGCAACGCGACTTCATCGAATACATCACCGGCCTAGCAATGGATGGCGACGGTGATGGCCGAATTGGCGGCTCAAAGAAAAAGGTGACGAAATGAAACTGTACATCGCCATTGCGGCCCTGCTGCTGCCGGTCGCCCCGGCTCGCGCCGACAACACGTTCGTGTTCTGCCACCAGCCGTTCGCTTTGTGCGCCGCCTCTGGGGCCACGCTTACGGGTC